GTATGTGGTTCTGCTGGCATCTACACCTTTGCTGCCATCTTCAAAATAAATAACTTGAGATGCAGCATTCTGGACGTTGAGCGGCACAGCGGAACTACCAATACCGACCGCCCCTTGAACGCTGCCTCCAGGTGTGATTTCGTAGTACCACTTGCCAGACGAAGGGAAAGCTATGGTGCCACGGACATTCCTGGCGGTGCTATTGGTGTTAGTGAGTTCAAGATTGCCATTTGAAATGGTAAGACTTGAGTTGGCATCCAGAGGATTCCAGGTGCAGTAATTCCCCCGCACCTGCCCCCCACTTCCCGTATCAACCTCGCTGCCGTTGGTGGGTACATCGACGAGGCTGTCGTTGCCTGCACCAGCGGTGACGGATAGGTTGTTGGGCGTCCAGTTGTTGCCGTTGCCGGAGCTGTCTTTACCCAGCGTGGTGGCAGTGGCGGCAGAGTTATCGCTGAAGTCGAGCTTGAAACCGTTGGTGCCATAGGAGCCGGTATAGGCAATCGGTTGCCAGATGCCGTTGGCGTCGAACTCACCGAAGCTGGTGGGGTCTAGGGCTTGGGAATTTACAAAGTAAATATCAGCAAGGTACTGATTGCTGTACTGGTTATTAAACCCTACGTCTGCGCCAATATAATGAGCGTTTGTTGAGTTAACAATAGAATCTGAAGAGCCTGGGTCGCCAGTGGTGTCAAAAGTTGTTACCTCTACACCGTTAACATATAGCCTGATTCGATTGGCAGTTGTCCCGTTCGCGCTGTCCCAAGCAAGAACAATGTGATACCAGGCAGAGAGATCTCTGTATACAGCAGTTGTGATTCTGCGTCCCGCGTATGCGCCCCCTACATAGTTAAAGAACTGAATCGCATTTGCCGCAGTAAACTGCAGGACGGTGCCATTATTACCATCTTGAACAGCGGCGAAAATAGTCTGAGAACTGTCCAACCTACTCCTCTTCACCCACCCCGCCCAGGTCCACGTCTTGCGGTTGCCGGCTGATGCTGGCGTCCGGGACAAGTAGGCACTGTCGCTACTGTTGAATCTGAGTGAACGTGAGATGCTGTACCCACCACCACCTTCCTGCCCCAGCAGAAGGCTGTTGTTCAAGGCGCTCATTTCACGTCACCAATAAAGCGGACCGCAATGCGAGTCGTTGACTCAACGTGATAGGCCAATAAATCCACAGCATTGGCCGTTGTGGTGAGCGTCGGTGCTGTGCCCCCTGGGAACTTGAAGACACTGTTGTAGGCGAGTGTCCTGGAGCCGGTGCCGTCCTGGACCACACGGATCACACCACTCTGACCAGCAACAACATTCGTCGGGGCACCAAGGGTGCGGTTACCGCCGAGGGTGACCTGGAACTGATTGCCAAGGCTCAGGTCAGTGGCGATGGTTGCTGCATCGGTGAGCGTGACGTAGGCGCCGCGTTGAGCAGCAGTGAAGGTCTGTGCAACGTCGGTCTTGGCCGTGTCAGCGTCATAAGCTTGAACAGTACTACCAATGGCACTAGAGGTAAGTATATTAGCATTATAAGCTTGTACACTTACACCAATATCACCAGCATCAAGTACAGCATTAGCACCGACTGACAAGGACACTGGTACATTAACAGCACCAGCAGGGTCTACAGTAAGGCGTGCAGTACCACCAGTAACAAGTGCTAGTTCATCAGCACCAGTATGAGCAATACCAGTGTTTACATCACCATCAAAGGAGTAAACAGGAGCTGCAGTAGAGGTGCTATCATCAGCTTTAAGTTGACCAGTAAGGGTACCACCAGTAGTCTTAAGGTACCGACTATCAGAGTCAGTAGCGTAGTAACGTACCCACACCCAAGTAGAAGTAGCACTACTATAGTAGATCTCAACAGTAAGTCCACTGTCCCCTATGAAGCCCCCAGGAAGCCCACTAAGGGGTGTAAAGGATTGAATACCTGTAGAGTCAAGGATACGGATAGCATCACCGTTTACAGGCGATCCTGGGATGGCTGCAACGTTAGCTACCACTGTATAGGCAAGAGCCTCTGCAGCAGCATTAAGAGCCGCTGTAGCGTTAGTGTTAGCTGTGTTAGCGGTAGACACTGCACTAGCTGCTGCAGCACTAGCAGCATTAGCTGTAGACACAGCTGAGTTAGCCGTAGACACAGCACTATTAGCTGTGCTAGTAGCTGCATTAGCCGTTGATACAGCACTAGCAGCTGTTGCCTGAGCTGCAGTCGAGTTACTAAGGGCTGTGTTAGCCGTTGTAGTAGCGGCATTAGCTGCAGCAGTAGCAGTAGCTGAGTTATTACTAGACTCCTGTGTTACATAGAGACCTTGAATAAAGTTATTATTAAGGTCTTGTGCACGAATAGCAGAACCAGAGTAGAAGGTAGCAGCTAGATCGCTATCATCAGTCTGACGATAGATGATAATAGCAGCACCATTAGCTGGTGTATTACCAGCAGTGAATAGTACCTGTCCACCAGTCTTAGTGCTGTAGTTAAGACTTTGTAGGTTATAGTGAGTACCAGCTGTTTTAAGGACACCTGCAACAGTAACCTTAATATCAGTAGGCTCTAGCCATTTAAAAGTAAAAGAAAAGGGTCCTAAGTTGGACCCATCACCAGTGAATGTATTTTGTGTAGTAGCCATCTCTAAGGTTAGCGATACATTTGAGTTAGTCGTTCAATCTCTGCTTTACGACGATCAGCAGCCCGTGCAGCATCATCAATACGACCTTGTTTCATGAGGTTCTTATTGGTCAGTGACTCTTGGATAGAGCGCCACATCGGTTCATTTTCTTGTTGCATACGCAACTCAGCTGCCTTCTGAGCTTGAGACATGATGTCATTCATCACTGAATAGACTTCACTTTGAGCTGCTTGTATCTCCTCAGATGGACGACCTTGTACACGCATTGCACGGATACGATCCAACTGATCGTTATACTTCTTGTTCTTACTTAGCTTATCGAACTCCTTCCACAGTTGTTGCTCACCGATGTACTTATACAGTACTTCACGTTCCTGTGGGGTGTATTCATGGTTACCAGAGCTATCCTTACGAATCATCTGAATACCATCCCAGCCACTATCAATCAACCACTGTCTCCAAGGCTCAGTGCCCTCACTGATCTTAACTGGGTTAACAGCATTAAGAGCGCGAAGGACTGGGTTATCAATATCATTGAGGGGCTTACCCGTGTAGATATCAATCTGTTCAGGTAGTTGACTGGAGAAGCCAGGTACCTTATTGGTAACATAACCAACTAGGTCCTTATAGATATCCTTTTGGGAACTAGTGACAGCGTTAGAGACAACACCAAGAGCACCAGATAGAGGGATAGCAGCCCTTACTTCATTAGCAAGGAAGCGAGAGATAGCAGTTTCATCACCGTTAGCAACAGCAACAACAGGCTCAAGACCAGCAGTCCAGGACTTATTGACAAAGGTAGCAGAAAGAGTCCAAGCTAACTTATCAGTAAATGACTCAGTAAGGGTAGAGCCAATGTCACGTGAGTAGAAGGCAAGGTCACCAACAAGAGTCAAGATAGTATCAAGTGGTTCATAACCTGCGTAGCTCACCCACTTACCACCAATGTTAATGGTTTTAGGTTGCCAACCGAAGTTATCACGAAGCTTCTTACGTTCACCTGCATTAACAGGACCGTTACCACGGATGTTACCAGCCAAGGCATGTCCAAGCATAGAGGAAGACAGCAGTGCACCAAAGGCTACACGACCACGGTATTCAGCCTCAAGACCCTTGAAGATAGCCATACCATTAGGTACACCATCATACGCAATACCGTGCTCCATGAGAGCTTCTTTGATCTTGTCGATGTCATCACCAGCCCACAGTACTTTTGAGTACCTGTTCATACCAGGTAGAGTGGCGATAGGAGTATAAGACATTGCCATCTTAACACCATTAACACCAGTCTTAGGGAACATGAAGAATGGCTTGAGGATAGGAAGCTTGTTAACACCACGAGTCAACCACGCAGCAGTCTCATCATCCAAGTTCAGTGCCATCTCTCCAGCAGCATTCTTAGCAGCAGCATCAGTCAAGTTACCAAGAGCATCGAAGGACTCATCATAAGCCATCTTCTCAGCCTTAGCTAGTTGTTGGGCTAGTTCAGCTCCTTTATAACCAATACTAGATACTTCATCCCATGCCCTAGCACGAGCCATCTGAGAGGCTACAGTAGTCTGTACAAAGGAGTCAGCACTAATCATAGCATTAGTACCGTACTTAAACCACCGCCAGTTACCAAGGTCATACATGAACCTAGCAAAGCGATACTGAGCAAGACGACCCCAGTTACCATCCTTTTCCCATACCTGTTCCATATCGGCTAAGGTATCCCAAAGGTTAGGGTTATAGTCAGTAACAAGGTCTTCACGTGCTAGTTCACGGAAGTCAGTAGTAGCATCATTACCCCACTTACCGTTATTCCAGGTACGCTTAAAGGTATCCCAGGAGTCATTCAATGCACGCTTATTAACTTGCCAGAATGAACCGTAGACATGGGTAGCCTTACGGAGATCATCAACAGTGTTACGACCCATCAAGGCACCAATACCAGTACCAAGGAAGGCGTTATTAGCACGTAGGGTAAGTGCAACAGTGTTACCAGTAATAGCTTTGAGAGCTGAGATACCAGACAACATGTTGTTGTAACGTACTGCCCACACACCTTGTGCAAAGGCATTCAGACCTTCATCACCACTCTTAAGAAGACCAACTGGGCTAAGTTGCTTAGCACTCCACTTCATCAACTTGTCAAGGGAATCTACATCACCCCTAGTTAATGCAAAGGCATCAATCAAAGGTTGAGCAGCATCAGGACGATCCCTAGCAATAGTACGAATCATATCCCGATAGCCTTGGGCTTGGACGTTCTTCTCTTGTACCTTAAGGTCAAACTGTTCAGTAATCTGTCTAATAGCAGTCTCCTTATCAGGTGACTCCTTAAGGAACTTCTGCCAACGATCTTGGTTCTTAAGTGCCCAACCAGCGATGTACTTATTAAGTGCATACTCTTCCATAAGGAAGGCAAGGCGATCACCAAGCATCTCAGTAGTACGGCCAAGGTCAGCACTCTCAGGGAATGCCTTATAGCCCTCAGCAATATCTGCTACTTCACGTCCTACAGTATCCATAGCACGAGCTGATGTTTCAGTAACGATTTGACCGATGTACTTATCAGTCAGTTCACGCATAGCATAGCCAATGGCTTCTGCTTGAACATCGTTGACATACTTAATAGAACGACCATCAAGAAGGGTTTTTACATCACGGTTGTTAAGGAATAGGTTCTTAAGATCAGATACCTTATCAGTACCAATGATGTCGTTATAGATCTTCCAGGCACCATCACTCATTTGAGCTTTGGTGTACCTGAAGCCGTCAACGATAGCATCAAAGTTACCAGTAGCACGAGTGCCTTCAGCTAGGTCTTCAATAAGGTTACGGGATACAGCATTACCTTTACTGAGGTCATAGTAAGCACGTTCAGAAAGGATAGGAGCAGGAGAACCACTAGTGTTACCCATCTTGATAGCAGTAGTGTCTGCCATGTTACGGGCAATATTGCCAGGAGGGATGCTAAGAGCAGCAGTAGAACCCTCAGGGAACATAGAAGGAGTGATCATAGGATCAGTACCTGTAGCCCCACTAGGATCGTCCATAAGGCGCCCTTTACCTACCTCATCGATCTGACTATCACGGCTTACCTGTTGACGCTCTACAAACGATTCTAGAGGGCTCTCAGTGAGGTCTGTAGCTCCAGTGTTAGCATACTGTTGGGTGAGCTTACCTGCCTCGCTATCAAGACCTTTGATTTGTGCTTCAAGGTCACCAATACGGATGCTTTGTTCGATGAGTTGTGCTTCATCAATAGGAGCAACAGAAGATACCTGTGCCAGCTCTTCCTGTAGAGACATGCGTTGTGTATCAATCTCAGACAACCGAGTAGCAGTAGCAGCATCAGCATTAATAAGAACCTCGGAAGACATGAACTCCTTAGCTGCACTATCATTGGGTTTAAACCAATCCATTACTCCACGACCTGCAGCAGCAGAGTAACCAATGATATCACCAATAATACTAATACCAGCTGATTCATAAATAGTCTTTTGACGACGTACTTCAGGAGAGTCAGTGTCCTTAGTAACTAGTGCATCAGGAACAGGCAACCAAGGTGCAGCTTCTTTAACAATCGTTGCTACTGTATCGCCTTCAGATTGGTCACTGATAGCGTTGATAGCTACATCACCAGCAACGTTAATACCAAGGGCAGAGAGACCACGAGCAACAGGACCACCAGCCATACCGGCAGTAGCTACACGTGATGCAGCACCAACACCAATACTAGGAACAAGGACAGAAGATACTTCCCTTACCTTTTGAAAGCCAGGGTTCTTGAACTTTGTCTGAGCATCCCAGGTATCATCAATCCACTCAGCACCAGGGATACGGCCAATTAGATCAGCACCAAAGTCAATGATACCCATACCAACTGACCCAAGACCCTCAAGGGTACGTTGGGCGTAAACACCAAGGTCTTCACTAAGGTTAGCATTAGGATCACCACTACCATAGATAAAGCCACTACCAGGGTTAAGTGGTTTCTGTGGTTGTTGACCACCACCAGTAAGCTGTTGGGTAGCTTGTTGTTGAGGAGACTTAACAGGTTGTACATTACCAGCTGCTTTATTCTCAGCTGGTGTAGCCTCCTTATACATCGTCTCAGGAGCTGTCTGAGGACTATAAGCTGGAGCTGCCTGTTGCAAAGCTTGCTCTTCAGCAAGGGCTTCGGCTTCTAGACGCTTCAGTTCTTCTTCATCTACATAAGGGGTTTGTGTCATAGGGTTCTACCATGTAAGAAACTGAAACGCCGTCCATCCGGCAGTTGAATAACCAATTTATCTCCGTGTTGTGTACGAGATTTAGATACAATACGTGCTCCATTCTGAAGGAACACCTTAGATCCTTTAGCTGTGCCGTAGTCAATACCATGAGAACCACGGGCTACATGACCAGCAAAGGTATCAGTGATAGGAATACGACTCAAAGGAACACGTCCAAATTGAGGGTCATCAACAACGACAAAGTTATCAAGAGCTTTAGCTGAGAACTCCCTAGCAAACTCATTAACTGATGTGTTAGGGTTGTCTTGTTGTTTAACATCTAGGTGGGGGCCAGTAGAAGTAGGTCCAATGTTGTCTGTAATGTAAGCAAGAGTGGGACGCATAAATGCTTGGTTACGTGCAGGAGGCGCAGGATTATATACTTGATCAACATTGACACCCATCTGTTGCATTACACGAATGATCTTACTAGGATAAGCAGCTTCACCACCAGCATAGCCACCAGCAGCAATAGCTTCAATAGCTTGACGTGGTGTCTTAGCACCAGCCAAACCAGGAGCATACCTAGGATCAGTCATGAGGTTCATAAAGTCTTTAGCAGACTCTAGAGGAGAAGCATAGTCACGCCAGTATGATCCATTCTTCTGTGTGCCTTGACCAGGGCGTGCCTTAATGTTAAAGACATTGTTCTTACCACTGGTGTACTTGCCCCAACCAGACTCCAATGCCCACATAGCAGCCATCACCTGAGGGAACTTAAACCCAGCTGCACTACCAAGTGCCTGTACATCAGCATACCCACTGTTACCTGTACGTACTGTAGCAGGTGCATTACCACTACCAATAATAGTAGTGTTAAGGCGATCCTGAGTAGTAGGTTGAGCAAAGATACTACGCAACACTGGATCATTAATTTGACTCAGTTGATCCCTAAAGCCAGGCTTCACTTGTTGTGTAAGGCCAGCTGCTTTAAGTTGAGCATTCAGGATCTGGGTAGGTGTCATGCCAGGCAATGCCCTAGACAAATCAGTATAGACCTGAGGGATAGAGATTGGCTTACCACTGGAAATGCGGTTATCGATATCCTTAAGGAGAGCAGGGCTAGCAAGTACTTCTGTGTTAATTACATTGTTGTTAGCACGTACCTTTTTGATAACCTCAGAGGAGTTAATAACATTAATGGTAGCAGGTGCACCAGGATGCTTACCAGGTGTAAATGCAGCATAGAAGGCTTGTGTTTGACCTGTCTTAGCAGCAGAAGATGCAATGACAGCAAAGGCTCCCTTCTTAGTTTCAATGGCTGTAAGAACATCCAGGCGTGCTTTATTAGCAGCAACACCAGGTTCCATCGTCTTAGCGTATTGCTTGAACTTCTGGTTGTACAACTTAAGGGCATAGTCAGATGCACCACGCAAGCTATAGTGAGCAGCACGGTTAGTACTATCACCAATCAAGTTCTGCTTAAGTGCATCACTAAGTTCAGCTTTAATGGTCTCTTGTTTGATACCAGAATCAGATCGTTGTTGATCTAACTGTTGTGCACGTGTACGCCATGTCTCACGTACTTCAACAGGAACACCAGGTTGATCTACATCACCAGCAGTAAGGGTACCTTGCTCATATTGATCACGGAACTGCTTAGTCCAGAAGTCAGCATTTTGTTGTTCAGTAGTGAAGGCAAGGTGAGCCTGAAGACGATCAGTGGAGATGCCTTTAGTCTTAGCCTCTTTGATGATAGCAGTAAGAGTCTCTTCATTAGGGTTGTTGTTACTCACCCAATCAAGTAGCTGATCTTCTTTACGTTTGTTCTCGCGACGCTCTTGTGCATCGATGATTTGAAACTCAGCTTCCTTATCCTTTTGTCGATTAGTAAGGAGTTCATCATACTCAGCCTTAAACCGATCCTTCATACTACCTTGATCGGTCATAGCATTAGACCAGATCTGCTCTACTTGTTGATCAGAGAAGAGAGTAGTATCAGAGGTAAGTTTAATGAGTTCATCCCTAGCACCCCTACGACCGAGTGGAGTAGCTCCATCCTCACCATAGGTGGTAGCCATCATGTTGAAGGCTTCCATGAAGGACTCACCAGTAGGATTCTCTACCAGCAGTCGCTTAGCTTGAGACCGAATATCATCCGACTTATTACGGATATCAGACTTCCTAGCTGACTCTACAAGCCCACTATATGCTTGATTAGCACGCTGTAGGGGCTCCATGATGGCCATTGGTTTGATATCCAGTAGGCCATTCTCCTTAAGGAACTCACCAAGCAATCCAGCCGAAGCAGCAAGCCTCTGCTCAGCAGAACTAAGACCACGTTCATCTAGTTTACTTTGAGCCCATGCAGGATAGCCACTAAGGGCTTGCCTTGCATAAGCTTCCATCATACCTACATGGAGAGCCTTATTGCTAGAAGCTAGGTTACTAACAAGGTATGGGTTAGCATTACGTTGTTGTAGGCCACCAACAATTTGGTTAGTAGCCTCACCAGATGTTTTAAGGAGAGACTTAGCTGTAAGGTGATTCCTAAGTTCCTCCTGTGAGATCTGACCAGAAGCTACAAGGTAAGCACCTTGAACCTTATCAGCTTCATCCTTTTGCTTTTTATATTCAGTGACAGTTTCAGCAATAGTGGTGCTAAACTTAGCAAGGCTATCAAACACTGCTTTAGCGTTTTCACCTTTCTGTAGCTCACTTTTGATCAGTATCTCTGCATTACGACTAATAGCCTTTTGACGGCCCTCAGCAAGCTTTGTTTCCCACTGATAGTTCTGATCACGATCTCTAGCTTCGATGCTGAGCTTACGTTCAAGTCCAGCACCATACTCGTCTCTAACCTGTTTAATCTCCCTACGGTTATCCTCCATACCACGTATGATACGGTTATCTCGTTCTTGCATTCTAGCAAGACCTTCCGTAGGTGCTTTAATAGGATCGAAACCTATACTCCGGGCGTACCCTCTGTAACTTACTTGATCCATTTTTAGTAATTACTTATTTACCAGCAGCATAAATACTACCAGCACTACTTATCAGACCACCAGCTGCTCCCATCCATGCAGCTGCAGAAGACGCCTTAGCACCTTTAATTGGCTTAGGACCGAAGTCAAACTTCTTAGGCTTACGTGGTTCAAGGTACTCAGCACGTGGTGTAGTGAGAGGCTTAGGTGGTGCAGGAAGACGATCTGGCTTAAGCATACGACTAGCTTCTGCTGCAATATCAGCACCAAACTTATCGTTAGCAATCTTACGCAGAGCAGCCCCTGTAT